TCTCTCCCAAATCTGAAACGTATCAAAACGAATCAGGTCAGAACGTCGACGTTGCAGACTTATCTGGACAGATCGCGCCAAGATTGGTCACACCCACATTGGGGCACGAGAGTTTTGGCCCTCAAGTAATCCAATGGGCACGCGATCACCTCAATTTAGAGCTGATGCCCTGGCAACAACGCGTGCTTAACGAAATGCTTGAGCACGATACTGACGGCAACCTTGATCATCGCTTCGGTTTGGTATCGGTCGGCCGGCAGAACGGCAAAACGAAAGGTGTGATGGCTGCGCTCATTGGTTGGTGGCTGACAGGTCGCCGGCTGTTAACTGGAGAACCGCAACAGGTGATGAGCACGGCGCACACGTTGCTGATCGCCGAGGATATTTCCAAAGTGTTGTTCCCCATTCTTGAAGAAAAGTTTGGCTTCAAGACGTACACCTCGCACGGCCGTGTCGAAGCGTACCTTGACGACATCGCGCGTTGGCGTGTCGTTTCGGCTTCAGAAACTTCAGGACATGGAACGTCGAACGATCTAATTGTTGCCGATGAAATCTGGAAAATAAAACGAGAAACCATCGAAGGTGGCTTGTTATCAACACAAACCGCGCGACCTCGACCGTTTGCGTTCTTTACTTCAACGGCCGGCACACAAGAATCGGAGTTTTTTATTCGGTGGCGGGAGCAAGGCATTCAGCAAATTGAAAAAGGCAAACCCGGCCGGCTTTACATGATCGAATGGTCACCACCGCCGAACAGCGACCCGACCGAGGCGCGCTGGTGGGCTTGGGCTAACCCCGGTCTTGGTATCACGATTACTGAACAAGAACTGCGTGACAAATTGCAATTTGTTGAGCGCGGCCAGTTTATTCGTGATCATTGCAACCAATGGACATCAGCCGTTGGTGCATGGATTCCGCACGGCACTTGGGAAGCCCTTGAGGTCGACGACGATATGCCGGCTGGCGGCGTGCTTGCTGTTGACACCGATGTGCATGATGCACGCTATTGTGGCGTGCGTGTCGCACAGAGACCCGATGGGAAACTGCAAACAAAAACAGAATTCGTCGTTGAGTCGGCCGAGGCTATGTGGGAAGCAGCCCGAGTGGTCATGGAAGATGCGAACGTGCAGCTTGCTCTCACGCCCGGTCTCTTTGCCCTTGTTCCGTTGGACTTGTCTAGACGCACCAAAGACTTTGGGCAACGAGAAATGACTACATACACGGCGATCGTCCGCAACATGATTCTTGAAAAAAAGATTGTGCACAACGGTCAAATGTCATTGACAGAACAGGTCAACCGTGCTGTGTCTGGCCGTGTCGGCGGCACAATCACGCTGTCATCGCAGAAATCGCCCGGCCCAATCGAGCAATGCCGATGCATGGTTGCTGCGGCTGGCATGGCTGCAAAACCTGTCGGCAACGTGCGCAAACCGATGATTGGCACCGCCAGATGATTTGACAAACACAACTGCCTGTTGTATTTTGTCAATACCTGCTTGTCAGGTCGTGACATAAGAGCACGCAACGAAGGCGACTCGATTGATCAAATCTGGGAAGATGCGATCACGGTGACAACACATATTTGCGGAGACCGTAACGACCGCAGCCAGAGTGCATGACTTCAGCGGAATTGCACGGAATGCCAGCCTTTGGGCTGGCATTACTGGTTTTCAGATAAATTACACAGCTGTTATTGACATATCCACAGCCTATGTGGAAAACTCGCACGCGTGGGTCTATTTCGCACTAAGCCGGCACCGGCCTTCGGTGTGTCTGAAGTTAAAGCCGCTGCAGGTGGCGCGGGTAGGCCCGGCGCGTTTAGTTCTTACTCAGTCGGTGCTGGGACTGAACGCGCTCTGTCAATACCAACGGTGAACCGTGCAGTTGGCTTGATCACCTCAACCATTGCCGGCCTTGATTTGAAGCAGTACACGTTGGCGTGGGATTCCGGCTCCGAGGAGTACGAACGCATCTATGTGCCTGGCGAATCGTGGTTTACTCGGCCAGATCCAAACGTTACCCGCAACTTCATCATGTCGGCCACCGTAAAAGACCTCATGCTCATCGGCCGCGCTTTTTGGTATGTATCCAGTCGATACAGCACCGGTTTTCCTGCCTCGTTTATGTGGCTACCAGCCGACCAAGTATCAACGCTTGATCAAGCCGGCCCCGAATGGTTTGGCCCGTCAAACGACATTCAATTCAACGGCGTAGACCTTGACGTCAACAACGTTGTGCAATTCCTGTCACCGCTCGACGGCATCCTGTGGACAGGTGGCCGAACAATCGACATCGCCTACCGCCTTGACGAGGCAGCCAAACGTTTCGCATCAACCGAAATCGCAGCCGGCTACCTACAGCAAAAAGACGGCGAACCAATGGCCGGCGACGAACTTTCCGAACTTGCTGGCGCTTGGGCTGAAGCACGTTCAACGCGTGCAATCGGTGCGCTAAACCAGCATGTTGAGTGGGTTGAGTTCAAATCGAACCCTGCGACGTTGCAGCTGATGGAAGGCCGCCAGCACGCAGCGCTTGAACTGTCCCGTGTCTGCCAGGTTCCGGCATGGCTAGTTGGTCTCAGCGTTGGTGGAATGACCTACCAAAACAGCCAACAGGCACGAACAGATCTCATCATGTTCGGTGCCTCACCGTTTATCAATTGTATTCAAGAAACGCTTTCGCTCGACAGCGTGACACCGAAAGGCCGACACGTTGAGTTTGATGTGCAGCGTTACCTAGAAGGCGCCGACATTATGCACGACATACCTGTTGAAGGCCCGATTGGAGAACCCGCCAATGATTAGATTTACTGCACAATCCGTGACACTTGATGCAGCTGCAGGTGACGCACCGCGCACCATCTCAGGCATTGCCGCCCCTTATGGCGTACCGGCATCCGTGTCAACCGGTCAAACAATTAGGCTTGAAGCAGGTTCGCTACCTACCGATGGCCCTTCCCCACGGCTGCTGCTTGAACATGACAGCTCGGCACAGCCGGTGGGAATGGTCACAGCACGCGAAGACACACCCGACGGCATGCTTTTCACCGCCGAAATCGCACGCACCCGTGCAGGCGATGACCTTGTTGAACTATTGAAAATGGGCGCATACGACAGCGTTTCAATCGGCATTGAGGCCACCGAAGTAGAACAAGACGGCCGCACAACCATCGTCAAAGCAGCGAACTGGAAAGAACTTTCAGTTGTCTTCGAGCCAGCGTTTGCTGCAGCCAAAATTACACAGATCGCCGCATCCGCAGAGGATGAGGAGAGCACCGAAAACCCCGAAACCACTTCCGAGGAGGAAGCACCTATGTCAGAAAACACCCCTGAGGTCGTGGAAGCAGCAGCCGAGACGACCCCGACACCAACGGTCTTTGCTCAGCCAAAGTCGTTCAAGTTGCCTTCAGCATCCGAATGGATCGCAGCAGCACTTGAAGGCGGCCACCGTTGGCACCAAATGAACGAAAACATCCGAGCGGCCGCACCAGATGTGACCACCACGTCAAACGACGGCGTGTTGCCAGAGCCAATCGTTGGCCCCGTTTACAACGATTACCTTGGCATTCGCCCAGTCGTTGATGCGTTTGGCGCAAAGGCAATGCCCGGAACGGGCAAAGTGTTCATTCGCCCATCGGTCTCGACGCACACTTCAATGGCTGCACAATCAGCAGAACTTGCAACGCTTCAGGCCGGCGAGTTCCAAGTGCAAGAGAACCAAGTGACGAAGGCATCGTACGGCGGCTACGTCACCGTCTCAGAACAGGTGTCCGACTGGTCATCACCTGAGATCATCAACCTCATTCTTGAGGACATGGGCAAGGTGTACGCACAGACCACCGACAACGTTGCAGCTGACGCACTCGCTGCAGGCGCAACCACCACCGGCAACTTCACCGTCGCAAACATCGGTGACCCAACCGAATGGCTTTCATGGTTGTACGCAAACGCCGCCTACATCCTTGAGAACGCCGGCAACGGCGGCCACCTGCCAACCCACCTGTTTGTTTCGGCAAGCAACTGGGAAGCACTCGGCAAACTCGAAGATGGTTCAGGCCGGCCTCTGTTCCCACAGGTTGGCCCAATGAACGCTTTCGGCACGACGACACCAGGCACCAGCAACTTTGTTGCGTTCGGCTTGCAGGTTGTTGTTGATACGAACTTCGACAACACCAGCAACGGCACCATGATTCTCGGAGATACAACCGGCTTCGAAATCTTTGAGCAGCAGAAGGGCTTCTTGCGAGTGCAGAACGCAACCGTGCGTGGCACCGACATTTCATGGCTTGGCTACTTCGCCACGCTTATGCTTGATTCGTCACGCTACGTCAAGGCAGCCTTCGTCTGATACCGAATTAGGGAACTCACCACGCCATGACCACCTTCGAAATCATCCAATCATCACGCGTTGATGGTTATGGCGTGGTGCAAACCCTTGAACCAATCGCGAGCATCCCCCTCGGGTCACCCGTCAACATTGTTGGCAGCAGCCGAGGTCTTGACGGCAACCAACAAACTGTTTGGTCACTCGTCGATTACGAACTAATCAGAGTAGAAACCAACGGCACACTCGTATTCGATTACGACGTACCACGCCCACAACAGCTCATTTTTCCAAACGCCGGCGACGATCTTGAATACGGTGTTGATACTGGGGAAATCCGTTGGGAACCTGAAGCCACTTGGATTACCTCAGATGAAGTGATCGAATGGCTAGGCATCTCAGCGGCAACAGCGAACGACACCGCTTTTATTGCGACGTGCGTGTCGGCAGCCAACACCTACTGCTATCGGACACGGCATGAAGCCGGCTACCACGACGACTCTGATGCTGTGCCTGATGCTTCGGTGTCTTTAGGTACTGTCATGTACGCAGCGACGCTTTATCGTGAACGTGGTTCGGTTGATTCTTTCGCGTCGTTTGATCAGATGGGTGGCGCTGTACCGTTCGGCACTATGTCACGCATCAAGCAGCTGCTTGGTGTAGGAAGGCCGCAGATCGGTTGAGATGGCTGCTACTGGCATTCTCGCTGCAGCATACGACAACGTATGCACTCGCCTTGCCGATGCTGGCATGGTCGTCGTTAAAGACCCGCGCAACGCACGCCCAATGTCGGTGTTTGTAGAAGCCCCAACCGTCAACGGGTTTAACACAAACATCATTGACGCAACAATCGTGTGCCGCATACTTGCCGGCGGGCCTGCCAACAGCGATGCTCTCGATTACCTTATGACACAGGCCGACATCATCATTGAGAATGTTGCCGGCATTATCGACGCTCGGCCTTCGGCTGCGCTGATCGGTGAACAACAAATCCCCGCATATGACCTAACGGTCAGAGTTTCAACAAGGAGAAACTGAAATGGCAACAACTACCGTGCTCAGCCAACCGGCTTTGCTCATCAACTCGGTTGATTACAGCGACCAATGCACCTCAGCGGTCGTCACCATCAACTTTGAACAGCTTGAAGCAACTTCGTTTGCTGACGGCTCACGCAAGTACACCGCCGGCCTTGGCAACCATGAGGTCACCTGCACGCTGATGCTTGCTTACGGCACTAGCGAAGTCGAAGAAAATTTGGCATCGTTGGT